ATATAACTAGTTATTCCACCTTCAAAAGTTATTCCTGATCCAATTATCATAAATTTTCCTCAATCACTGTTGTATATGTATAATTTGAATTTGCGTTTGCGGTTGTTGGATTTGGTGTAATTGTTATTTTTGCATAATCTTTCTCAACAATATTATATGAATTGAACACCCATTTTGCATTCGATGTTTGTCCAATCAATGGTGAACTATTGGATACAAAATTACCTGTAATGTTTGTCAATGTCAATTGATTGTTTGCAGGTAACCACTTCACGACTTTACCAGATGCTGTTGACAACGATGGATTTGTACCTTGGTACACCATTTCTTTAATTTTGTAATCACCATTGCCATCAGCATTAACATTGAAAACAATATCTTGGTCATCTGGAATGTTGTTGAGTATATTTGTAATGGATGTTTTTATCAAACCAGCAGTTGAGGTTGCACCAAATATGAAGCCTTTAACAGTGAAATTCAATGTCCAAATAACAGCTCTAGTGTCTGATGTAAAATCACCTTCATAAGTTACTTCATATTTTGTGTCTTTCAATATAACCGGCACTTCTTTGACTATTCCCATTTCAGGAATCATATTGACTTTAATAGTATAATCTGGTGCAAAGTAAGGTAAAATATGTTCTATGATTTGGTTACCATCTTCAATATTTCTCACATACAAGTACAAAGAAAAATCAAAATTGTATGGAACGGGTACATATTGAGAAGATGTTGTATTTCCATTTTGATTAAAATGTTTGATATTTGTCATCTGTTTTCTAGATGAATCATATTCCAAACCAGTCATCTCATATGATAATCTGGGCAAAGTCATCATAATCTTTTTGTCAAGGTTTGGGTCACCTTGTATACGCATCACATAAAGTTCTTTGGTTGCATAATCAATCGGAACAATGAAACGCTCTTGTTCTGTGTCATCAGGATTATAACGAACTAATGTTATATTATTAAACAAGTCACCAAAAGCAACTGTTATTTTCCTTATCATCTTATTGTAAAAGATACTAGCCATTATAATCCTCCAATTGGATTAGTTTCTGTAGTATTAACATATGTGCCAGAATCTGTTTCAATTAACTTATTCGCATATGGTTCTAAGTGACTAGGATTTTCTAATGGATCGATTGCCACGCCGGTGAAGTAGTAATAGGCTCTACTTGTTTCACCATAAACCGGATATTCACTATCTGTTATAAATTCTCCAAAAATATTAGTAACTGATAGTATACCAGTTGTTTCCGCCCAAGAAGTGATTGTGGCCCTTGCGTGAGCATTTGCAAGTGTATTATCCACAGACTGATATACTTGTTCTTTAATGATGTATGTTCCTAAACCTAAATTTTGATTTAAAGGTAAATGCAATGTGTATAAAGAATCTGTACCGGAAATGTCAATATCTGGCATACCGGTAGCAATAACTTCTTGTGAGTATTTGAATTTTTCCATTTCCAATTCATAGTAATATGGATTCTTTCTACCTAACGTGAAACCGTCTTTGTTTTGGTCAACATATTTAATTTCATACAATTCACCACCACCGTTTAAGAATGGAACATACACTAAATCACCCTCAATTGGTCTCATGTATGTTGTCTGTGGTGTCCTTTGATAAAAAGCTTTGCGTGAAACGAGAACATGGACTTGATTACGAATCTCTAAACCAAATTTAGAAAAGAAATCTTTTTGACCCTCATGTCCCATAACACTAGATAGATACATTTCAACAGGAAAAGCCGTAGTAAACTTCTTTACAGGATCTTCACCGTACAACAAATCTCTGGCGATTGCATTGTTATTTGGGATATAAAATGCATCAAACCCCTGAATCTTGATTGATTCGGAAATCAAATCATCAACGAGCCTTTGTTCGTTGTATTTGGCATTGTAGTTGTTGAAATATTTACTGGTTGCAATTTTAGGTTCCTACCTTTCTACATTTATAACCTTTGTAGGATAATGATTTTTTTGCTGCACTTGACATCATACCGCGATTCAAATTATTTTTCCTGCAATATTCTGCCATGTTATGTATAGTCTCTTTTGTGCCGTTAGGTGTTGTTATTTCCCAATCTCTAGCAATTGAGTTTGTAACTTTTTTTAAATAATCTTCTGTAAATCTATTGTTTAATTTTTCAATGTGGTCTTGTGTTCTGTTTACTTTTCTACCCTTTAATTTTAGACTATGTTCTGGTCTTTTTTTACCATAAAAAGTATGATTTTCACCTTTTCTATTCATGTTTGCTTTTAATGCACCCAATCTACATAATTCTTTAACTCTTTCTTCTTTACTCATTATTCCAGCAAGACCTTTCCAAGCCAATTCATCTTCTTTTCTACCAAATTGCTCAAAAAGAATGCGGTGAGCTTCTGAATGTTCTTCAACAGTCAGTTTTATTAAATTGGATGGATCGTCTGTTCCACCCATATGTTTAGGAATAATATGGTGTATATGTTTCATATTAGTTCATCATGAATTCCAAAGGACCACCATAATTCGTTTCCATTTCTTTTTCTAATTGTTTAATTTCTTCAACAGCAGAATCAAAAATTTCTTTGCCATTTAACGTGACACCGCCAGGTAACTGAATACCTCCAAATTTGGACATATTTTCTCCCCAATTTTTCTTAATTAGAGCCGTCGCATAAAGTTTTAAAAAACGGTCTTGCCACATATTGGGATATGCATCAGGATTAATAGCGCCGTAAGCTTCAGCAACAACAACTGTTCCTGCAGGAGCTTCCTGGTCACCCCAAGCCCAGTCAATATGTAGTCTTTGTGTTATCCTATTCCAACGAATAGGAACAGACCCAGTAAACATCAATTCAATGTCACGAAGATGTTGTTGAGTCAATACAAAATTCACATAGGATGCTGATGTGAAGTCATACAACTCATTTAGACGGAGTTGGTATCTCAAGTCGAACATGTTCACATTTGCTTGTGAATCTGATACTGGAAATATACGAGAAATACCAATAATCTGTATTGTATTATTGCTCTCATCCGTAACACCTGTTGCATCCAAATATCTTTTTGTAATATCATCTTGTGTTACTGAATGAATCCAATAGAATTTTTGAGTACCATCGAAGTGATAGTCTTGCCAATATTGAATTGCATCATCAAGCCTGTCTTCAACTTGGTCATCATCCATGTTAATGTCTACAACAGGTGCACCTAACCTACGAAGGCAGTAATCTTTGAATTCTTGTCTATTATTAATTGTTGGCATGAGAAACTCCTATTATCTTCTATTTATCCAACATAAAATATACCATCAAGCTACAAAGTTACCTGCATTTGTAACTAAACGGCGAACAGTGTAATAACTTCCTGCTTTAGGTGTGATTGTACCAGCAGATTGTGTTACGTTTAACCTAAAGTTACAAGCAGCATTGGTTAATAATTTAATTTTAAATTTAGCTAAATGATATACAGCTGTAGTTTTTGAACCTGAAATCGAAAAAGCAGCTGTTGTTGCTGTTTGTTGTGTAGCTTCAAAGACTAGTAAACCAGCAGTAATTGTAGTTGTTGTAAAACCTGTATCTGGAGTTGATTCGTAATAACCATGAAACAAGGTTGCCGCCGAACTTACAGTAGGTGCCCACGTTAATGTTCCCGCTGTTGTTTTAAGAAAATAACAAAAACACTCAATATCGTAATAAGAAGAAGCTAATAAGTTTACTGCACTGGTTGCACCAAAATAGTTACCTATAGTTGCACCAAAAGCTGTAACGTCGGCCGACAAAACAAATTGTTGATAAGCACCAACTGCACCTCTACCGGATGTAGATTCTGGAGTAACATACATGTTAGTGCCGTCATATTCCATTGCACCGGCTGTTTGTGTTGTAAGACTTGAACCGGATGTAAATGTTAATGGAGCAATCGATGTGGTTCCGCCTGGTATTGTAATACTATTGGCAGTTAATTTACCATCAGTTGAGGCTGTTCCATATATTCTTGTACCTGTTTGTAATTTTGCCATTTTATCCTCGTTATACTATGGTTGTAACTTCATCAATAAATCCATAAGTCTGTGTTAAAGCTTTTGGATAATTATTGAATGGTGTTAAGAATGAAGAATTAGCTGATGCTACGTTTGTGATAACAACATTATTAATACTAGAGTCTGAAAACATACTGGAGTTGTTTCCAGTATTTAATAACATACTTGTCTGTTGTTCGGTGATAGCGGAAATATTTGTACCTGAATTTTGTTTAGTATTCAATGGAGCTGTTGGAACTGTAAAATTTCCTGTATATACTGCTACACCTTTTACTACGCGAATATTAGAAATATTTCCTACAAACGGATTACCACCTGTTGAAGTGCCAAAATAAACTGTTGCTGATGCGCCGGCGTTATAGGTGTCATTGGTTGCCTGTGAAACAATAACACCATTGCGATACATGCTTGTTATGTTACCTAACTTACAAATGGCAATATGCGACCAAGTATTTGATGGTAAAGTTACTCCAGAAGCGTATAGTGAACTACCTGTACCAATTGTTGAATTATAATATCTAAGTTGATTTAGGTAATATTGAAATGTTACATTACCTGTATTAATATCCCAAAAATAAAAATTACCAGTTGTCCATGTCGAAGCTGTTGGGTATGCCCAAAGTTCAATTGTAAANTTACCTGTACCAAAATTGAATCCTGCCATATTTGGTGTGTTCAATAAGAAACTGGTTTGAGTTCCTGTAACCGCAGAGATATTACTACTTGGTGTGCCAGGATTTTGTGTTATACTTAATGGTGTAGTTGGTGGAGTAAAGTTACCTGTATATACTGCTACACCGTTTGCAACTCTAACATTAGTAATATAACCGGGAAAATAACCTCCGTTAGAAGAATTGTATCCCACTACAATACCATTTTGATTCCAACTAACAGTTCCGGGATTACCTCCACTTTGTGTTAAGGTGCCAGACACTCCATTCACAAACATTCTCATCGTACCATTCTGTCGTGTCACCGCTACATGATACCATGTGCTTATTGTAGGTACAAATGGAATTGTTATCTGGTTTGTTTGAAATCCGTCACTGAATACCAATCTACCAACAGGATTATCTGCAAGATAAAGTTCAAAGTTATTTGTGTTTCTTGTTCCAAACGGATCACTTTGACATATTCCTGCAAAAGCTGCTGCTGTAGTAGTCAAATATATCCATGCTTCGACAGTAAAATCATTTAAATTGAATGCATATACAGGATTTGCCGGCGCACTAATATATTGGTTGGTTCCGTTGAAACTCAGAGATTTTGGAAGCGAATATGCATTGGTGAAAGGTGATAGTGTCGAAGCGGTAACTGAATTGCCGTTTGTGATGGTAACACTTGTATTACTTAAATCACTAGCAACAACATTTGGAATATTTAGAGACTGAGTGGTGCCATTAAATGATACAGAACCATAAGCGCCAGCATTAGTACCTAAATTTGATATTCTTCTTACAGGAATTTGTTTATTAACTGGAGGAACTGAAACCGGCGAAATAGGACTGGATACTGGTGTTCCAAACACGGTTGTTGAATAACCTGTATTTCCTGTATTGAAGGTGAAACTATTTGAAGAAATAACTTGTGGATAATAAGGTGTGTTCAACAATATATCCGTCTGAGTGCCTGTTATTGCAGCTGTATTTGTGCTAGTTATTTGAGTTGCAGTTAGTGGCTTAGAAGAAGGAGTGAAATTTCCTGTATATACAGCCACACCTTTAACAACTCTAAAATTTGAAATGTAACCATTGAAATAATTTACTCCACCTGTTGTATCCCAACGGCGACCCAACAAGAATCCATTTGTTCCTGTTGTGAGAGCATAACTAGATATGATACCACCTGCAACATTTGCTCCATTTACATATAATGTGGTACTTGTTCCATTAAATACAGCAGCCATATGTATCCAAGTGTTTACTGCAGCTGGAGTAGGAGAAATTATCATTTGCCATGTGCCAGGAAAATAACCAAAATACGGATATGCTCCACCTGTATCTGGAGTTGATGCACCGGCAGATGCCGTAAAACCTAATCCCATAAATGGATTCGATCCTGAATCACCGAATGATATTGCACACACTGGACCAAACGAAGATGGATTAACCCAAGCTTCAATTGTAAATGGTGTGGTTGTTGTCGGTAGTAAAAAAGAACTAGCTAACTTATAATACGAAGAAACACCTTCAAAATATACACTACCAGTTGTCGAAACAAAAGGATTAAAAGCATTTGCTGTTACTGAACCTGTATTTGTTATTGTGGCAGGAGTAGTATTACTATCAGTTAAGAACAAAGAACTTGCTCTTGTATTCAATAACAGAACTGTGTTTGGTACTAAAATTGGTGCAGTAGTTGGTACAGAAAAATTACTGGTGTAAAGTGCGGTGCCGTTTACCACGCGGACATTTGAAATATATCCAGGAAAAAACCTAGTACCACTACTACCATCACTAACATATCCTATGTTTAAAAGATTTGATGGCGCAGTAAAATTATATGCGGAAGCAGTAGCAATAGATCCAACTATGATTCCATTTTTAAATAGATATAAGTTAGCCCCACTGCGAACCATGGCCACATGAGTCCAAGTATTCAATACGATACCGCCGCCGGCACCGCATGTCACATTGTCAGTCCAGGTTCCTGATGCATTTGAAGTTATTCTGTATCTGTCTGTGCCTTCACCAAAATTCAACATCCAACCGGTCTGTGCTCCGTTGGTAGTTCCTATCGCAGAACCATATATGCTGCCGGAATATGATGTCATGAAAATCCACGCTTCTATCGTGAAATTCACTCCTGATCCGAAAGCATAAGCAGTGCTAGATGGTGCAGACAGATATTGTGATGAACCATTCAAACCAACCGAACCTGGATAATTGGTTGTGCCATCCCTCAACGGATAATAATTTGTTGAAACTGCACTTGATGTTGGTAATGTTGTGACAGATGTTCTTGAAGATGTATCTGGATAAAAAGCACCGCCAGTTCCATAAGGTGTAGGCAATAACATTATATTCTGATTATCAAAAGGATTTGCTGTGTTACTTGAAGTACCTGTTGCTGATATTGTTGCTGGTGTTGTATTAGCGTCTACAAGATAATTTGATCCTTGATTAAAATTCAATAAGAGACCATAATACCCGGTTGGCATCGTAAGTGGGCCAGTTGGTGGAGTAAAGTTACTTGTGTATACAGCTAAACCTTGAACAATTCTAAAATTTGAATAATAAGCTGGACGAGTTCCGCTACCAGTTCCGCTCTGCGAACTACCTATACCAAATGTTTGGCCACCGTTAACTGTATAACTGAATTGTCCTGTGGATTGTAAAACTCCATTTAAGAAAAAACTAAATTGATTTACACCTGTTCCTTGTGAAACAAAAGCTAAATGATTCCATCTTCGCGGCAAAGGTTTTGCACCTGTGTTGGAGAATCCGCCACCACTTTGTTTAATAAAATCTCCAGTTTCATAGATAATTGGACCTGAAGCGTTGCCACCAGCTCCAAAATCTGCAGCAAAATATACATTGGAACCTGCTACAGGATAAGTAGCTACGTCCAAATATACCCAAAATTCTACTGTAAATATATTTTTCCAAACAGTTGATGTAGCTGTACAATTGAATATTCCAGCACCACTTGGCATATAAACACTACCAACAGCATTGCTTAATCCACTTTTTATTGGAACAGGCAACATCTGTGTAGGTTTTGGAGTAAATGCCGATGTGTATAAAGCTTTTTGGACAATTCTATAATTTGAAATATAACCGTTGAAGTAATTTCCTTGAACACCATAACCAATTCTTATTGATGAATTGATAAAATTTTGTGTGGCATCTGCTGGAGTAAATGCACTTCCTTCCAACGTACCATTCAAATAAAGTCGCATAACGGTATTGCTTCTAACTAATGCAACATGATTCCAGTTATATAAAGTAAGTGGTGTTGTTCCTGTGATATAAACAAATGGTCCTGTAGTTGATACTGACAAAGTATTTGTCGTAGTCAGATATATGTCTGCGCCAAGGTTAGCTGTGTCTGGTGTTCTTGAATCAAAGAGTGGTCTGTTTGTTCCTGTGTTGTAAGGATTAACCCAAAATTCAATGGTGAAGTCTTCACCTGTGACAAAAGCTCTAGTGCCAGTTCCGTTAGTATTTGCAGTCAAATAATCAGAAGTACCATTGAAGTATATACTTCCCGGTGAAAGAAACACCTCATCAAACTCCCCTGAGATTGAGTTTGTTGCAGTTAAACTTTGATTTGTTTTTGTTGTTTCATCTATGGTTACTGTATAATTTACACCACCATTATTAAGTCTATCGACTGTTGTTGCCATTGTATTATTTTAACCAAAAATTGTATCTAAACTATTTGTTGCTTCATTGTATATAGTATACACAGCACTTACTGAAGTTGAGTTTGAAAAACCTAATGCATCTCCACCTTGCAAATATATGTTACCCGAAACACCAACACCACCGGTGAAAATAACAGATCCTGTACTATTTGATGTGGATACTGTAGTGTTTGAAAAAGTATATACAGTTAAACCGTTAGCCGTTACTGCAACACCCGTGTTTGCTAAACCGCCTGTGCCTGAACCTGAAGCCGCCGTGGTTTGTAAAGTTCCGTCTTGGAATACAATACCGTTACCTGAACCAGTGATGAATACATTTCCTGTGTATACATTACCTTTGACACCAAGACCGCCAGCAATAATAACTGCACCAGTTGTATTTGATATAGCACTATTAGCATTAGCGAAGGTGTATATACCACCACCCTGGATCGTTACGGCAGAACCTGTATTCGCAATGCCTGTACCTGAACCTGTAGCTGCTGTGGTCTGTCTTGTACCATCTTGGAATGTAATACCGTTGGATGCAATACCAGTAATTACAATGTTACCTGTATATACGTTACCTGAAACACCAAGGCCTCCAGCAATAACGATAGCACCAGTAGTATTCGATATAGCACTATTAGCGTTAGCAAAGGTAAAAATACTAGTTGGGTTTACAATAACTGATACACCGGTATTAGCTAAAGAATTATTAGCTTTTGTAAACGCACCATTAGCGAATGAAGCCCCAGAATTAGCTGTAACAAAAGAACCATTAGCAAAAGATGCTGCTGAGTTAGCTGTAACAAAAGAACCATTAGCAAATGAAGCCCCAGAATTAGCTGTAACAAAAGAACCATTAGCGAATGAAGCCCCAGAATTAGCTGTAACAAAAGAACCATTAGCAAAATCACCAGCAGAGTTGGCCTTAGCATAAGATGAGTTAGCTCTATCAAATGCACCATTAGCAAAACTGCCAGCTGTTGATGTTCCTGTGGCGGCAGTTGTTTGTGTTGTACCGTCTTGGAATACAATACCATTCCCAGCGCCAGTAATAAAAACGTTACCTGTATATACGTTTCCTCTTACTCCAAGACCACCTGAAATTATAACAGCACCTGTGGTGTTTGAGAATGCACCATTAGCATTAGCGAAGGTAATAATACTAGAACCATTCACGATTATAGATGCACCGGTATTTGCTATACCTGCTGTAGTCTGTACGGTTGAATCTGAGAATGTTATACCTGAAGATGTATTAGCAATAAATCCATTTGCATATATTGAACTGGCACCTCTAATATTTCCAAAAGAACTACCTGTTGTTGTAAATTGTGTAGTATAAAGTGTTCCAGAAACTGTTAAATCAGCATTCGTAACTATAGAAGAAGTATTCTGTAATGATGTATTGGCCTTTGTAAATGCACCATTAGCAAATGAAGCTGCTGAATTGGCGGTTATAAATGCACCATTAGCAAATGAAGCTCCAGAGTTAGCTGTAACAAAGGAACCATTAGCGAATGAAGCGGCCGAGTTAGCTACTAAAAAAGAACCGTTAGCGAAGTCACCAGCGGAGTTGGCCTTAGCATAGGATGAATTGGCCCTATCAAATCCTGCATTAGCTGTATTTCTAGCATAAACGTCAACTGAAGATGATACCAATGTATTAGCTAAAGCAAAAGCACCATTAGCGAAGTCACCAGCAGAGTTGGCTTTTAGGAATGCACCATTAGCAAAAGACGCTGCTGAATTAGCTGTAATAAAAGAACCGTTAGCAAAGTCGCCTGCTGAATTTGCCTTGGCATAAGATGAGTTAGCTCTATCAAATCCTGCATTAGCTGTGTTTCTAGCATATACATCTATAGAAGATCCAACTAAGGTGTTAGCTAAAGCAAAAGCACCATTAGCGAAGTCACCAGCGGAGTTTGCTTTTAAGAATGAACCATTAGCGAAAGAAGCTGCCGAGTTAGCTACTACGAATGCACCATTGGCAAATGAAGCTGCCGATGTGGCAGTAGAACTAGAAGCATTGGCTGTTGTAAAAGCGCCGTTAGCAAAAGATGCAGCAGAATTGGCCACTAAGAAACCACTATTAGCGAAGTCACCAGCGGAGTTTGCTTTACTATAAGAAGAATTAGCTCTATCAAATCCTGCATTAGCTGTATTTCTAGCATATACATCGATTGAAGAACCAACTAAGGTGTTAGCTAAAGCAAAAGCACCGTTAGCAAAATCACCAGCTGAGTTTGCTTTTAAAAATGAACCATTAGCAAATGAAGCGGATGAATTAGCTACTACGAATGCACCATTAGCGAAGTCACCAGCGGAGTTGGCCTTAGCATAGGATGAATTGGCCCTATCAAAACCGGCGTTAGCTGTGTTTCTAGCATATACATCGACTGAAGATGATACCAATGTATTAGCTAAAGCAAAAGCACCATTAGCAAAGTCACCAGCTGAGTTGGCTTTAACATAAGAAGAATTGGCTCTATCAAAAGCACCATTAGCAAATGATGCAGCCGATGATGAACCAGAAGCTGCCGTAGTTTGTGTACTGCCATCTGAGAAAATAATACCAATAGCTAAATTTATTGTATTCGAAGAAACAACATCAACTCCAGATATATTTCCACCAGTTCCTGTTGTTTGTATTGATAAAGCATAAACATTGTTTGCTATATACAAATTATTTGATACATACAAATTATTTGAAACATTTAAATCTGCTGATGTAATTATTGTTATAGTATTTTGTAATGCTGTATTAGCTGTTAAGAATGCACCATTAGCAAAATTACCAGCAGAGTTTGCTTTTAAGAATGAACCGTTAGCAAATGAAGCTGCTGAGTTGGCGGTTGTAAATGCACCATTAGCAAAAGAAGCTCCAGAGTTAGCTGTAATGAATGATGCATTAGCAAATATAGCTGCTGAATTAGCTACTATGAAGGCACCGTTAGCAAATGAAGCTGCTGAGTTGGCGGTTGTAAATGCACCATTAGCAAAAGAAGCTGCTGCATTTGCTGTAATGAATGATGCATTAGCAAATATAGCTGCTGAGTTGCCTGTTACGAAAGCACCGTTAGCAAAAGAAGCTGCTGCATTTGCTGTAATGAATGATGCATTAGCAAATATGCCAGCAGATGTTGCTACACTATTTGCTGTATTTGCTTGAGTAAAAGCACCATTAGCAAATGATGCCGCAGAATTGGCCACACTGAAAGAACCATTAGCAAATGAAGCTGCTGAATTGGCTGTAATAAATGATGCATTAGCAAATATAGCTGCTGAATTAGCTGTAATAAAAGAACCGTTAGCGAAGTCGCCAGCGGAGTTAGCTTTAGCATAAGAAGAATTAGCTCTATCGAAACCAGCATTTGCCGTATTTCTAGCATATATATCGATTGAAGATCCAACTAATGTATTTGCCAGAGCAAAAGCACCATTAGCAAAATCACCAGCTGAGTTTGCTTTTAAGAATGAACCGTTAGCAAATGAAGCTGCTGAATTCGCCTTATCGAAACCGGCATTAGCTGTTTGTCTAGCGTAAACGTCAACTGAAGATGATACCAATGTATTAGCTAAAGCAAAAGCACCATTAGCAAAGTCACCAGCAGAGTTAGCTTTAACAAAAGCTCCATTAGCAAATATGCCTGCCGAATTTGCAATTTTATCTTGTTGATTACCAATATAAGTAAATGTCATTTTAACTTATTTCCAATAAACTCATTATAACATCTGCGGATGATGCATTACTTGTTGAAATTGAAATATAATCTCCAGCTTCCAATACAAGTTTTTGGTCACCACCAATTGGAACCAAAGAATTTCCAGGATCTATTGATGCTGCTTTTACCATATAGTAATTGGATCCACTTATGTTTACAATAACATTTGCAGTTATTGTTGTTCCTGGCAAAATGTTAGCTACTGTTAAACCAATGATAGTAGATTGTACACCAGCACCTGCTGTGTATAATGTGGTAGGACTTGTTCCTACGGCAGATAAAGCATAATTTTTAAAATTGTTTGCCATTTGTAATTCCTAGTATCTTATATTTATGTCTCAACCTAAAGCTATAGAATAGGCTAACGCATTTGATATTGCTGTATTTGCTTGAGTGAAAGCTGAATTTGCAAAACCTGCTGTAATGTTCTGTGCATTATATGAACTATTGGCTTGTATAAAAGCTGAGTTTCCTGCATTGTCAATGAAGTTTATATTACCGGAACCATCTGTTTTTAATATTTGTCCAACACTTCCACCATAGATATGAACATTACTCACATGACCTAAAGCAACATTAGCAACCGTTGTTGATATTAGGTTACCTTTGAATATGATGTTATTTGATGAATTGATACGCAGTAATTCATTTCCATCATTTAATGCTCCATTACCGCCAGCCGCAAATACTATATCATTTTGTAAACTACCAATAATTGTATTACCACCACCTGTTACTGTGTTTCCATTAACGAAAAAATAACCATCGTTAGGTTTGATTATGGTGTAAGGATCGCCATAATTATATGTGCTACTTCCTAAACCTATATCCAAATAACCATCATTTGGAGTTCCATTGTCTGCTGTTATAAACATATCAAACGAAGCATACGGCCCAGTATTAATATTTTGCATATTAAGACCAGAATATCCATTATAGTTTGAAGTTAGTTGTGTAACCATCTGAGGTTCCACCAAATACCCTACTGGAATACCAGCATACAATGCATTGAAACCATTCGATGAATAACCGAAGAATTGACCAGTATTACCTGTAATTTGATAGGATGTTGCGTTCCCTGTGAAGCTAACATTACCTTGTACACTCAAATCATGTTGTATTGTTAGACTGCCTGATATTGTTCCACCAGCTGCCGGTAATGCAGTGTTTGCTTTATCAAATGCTGAGTTTGCTGTGTCTCTTGCAACATTATCAGTAGCATAACCAATAAATGCTGTGTTCTGTGAAGTAGAATCAGGGAATATTAAATTACCATTGTATCCAAAATACCAATTCCTATAAATGTAACTATTTGAAGGATCGGTCATTGCCGTCGCTATCGTTACACCATTCGAATTATCAAAACTTGCTCCTGCATAGACAGGAGAATTTGGAACACTAGAACCCTGCCAATTTATTTCTGAACTGGTATCACTTGAAATCGCTAAGTATTGTCCTGATTGTGTTCTTATGTCATTAGCAACATATAGTGTGCCGGGTAATTCTAATGTACCATCTTGATTGAAAACGAAATCGTGTGGTGTTATAGCTTCATTTGTCTCGATAAGGACGCTAGAATATGAATATATTGCTGCTTGGCCTGCATTATCCAAATATATTCCTGTATTGTCTGTTGCTAGGGAGTTACCTGCTGATATTTGGAGTATTCCAGGACTTGGCTGTGTTATCTGTGCTTGAGAAATGTCAAATAATAAAGAATTAGGTACACTCAAATTTCCGTTAGCATATAGTTGAGAGGTATAGCTACCGTTGACTAGATTTGATTTGCCTGTATTTGCCTGTGTGAAAGCAGCATTAGCTGTTTTTCTAGCATAAGTATCTACAGAAGATGATGCCAATGTATTTGCCAGAGCAAAGGCACCGTTAGCAAAATCACCAGCAGAGTTTGCTTTTAAAAATGAACCATTAGCAAAAGATGCTGCTGAGTTAGCCGTAACAAAAGCACCGTTAGCGAATGAAGCCGCTGATGTTGCAGTAGAACTAGTTGTATTCGCTTGTGTAAATGCACCATTAGCAAATGAAGCTGCTGAATTGGCTTTATCGAAAGCAGAATTTGCCGTATTTCTAGCGTAAGTATCTACGGAAGAAGTTACTAATGTATTAGCTAATGCAAATGCTCCATTAGCAAATGACGCCGCAGAATTTGCTTGATTGAATGCGGAATTAGCTTGGGTGAAAGCTGCATTAGCCCATGATGCTGATGTTCCACCAGTATTCGCCACAGAGAAAGCTGCATTTGCAAAATTGGCAGCCGAATTGGCTTTAGAGTATGCATTGTTTGCAAAAATAGCACCAGAATTTGCTGATATAAAAGCACCATTCGCAAACGATGCGGCTGAGTTGGCCACAAAGAAAGCACCATTAGCAAAGATTGCGGCCGAATTAGCTGCAACAAATGCACCATTAGCAAAAGAAGCTGCTGCATTTGCCACAACGAAAGCACTGTTAGCAAAGATTGCGGCCGAATTAGCTGTTACAAAAGCCGCATTGGCAAAATTACCATCAGAATTGGCCTTAGCGTATGCGGCATTAGCAAATATTGCAGTAGTATTTTGTGCATCATAGGCTGCATTAGCTTGATTATATGAACCATTTGCACTGCCAGAAAGGTTAATCGAATCTCCTGTGTTCGATGTGAAAATCAAAGCACCGTCTGTATTACTTAAAACAATACCATCAATGTCTACAGAACCTGGGCCCACATAAACAGAGTGCCATGGTTTGCTCTTAGAACCAAGAAAATAAACATTTGCCGCAGTTGGAATGATATTTCCCGTCATTCCCAAATCACCCAGCATCGTATCACCAGCTCTATTTAATTTCGTATTTGAACTTGTAAAAGCACCATTAGCAAATGCAGCAGCTGAATTGGCTTTATCGAATGCAGCATTAGCTCTTGCAAACGCTAAATTTGCCTGTGGATATACAACTGTCGATGAGTAGGTATAAATCGAATTTGAGTTTGCATATATTGTATTGGCATATGCATAAACAGAATTGGCATTTGCGGCCGCAGAATTTGCTTGATTATAAGCAGCATTAGCTCGCTCTCTAGCAAAAGCATCTACTGAAGATGATACCAGTGTATTAGCTAAATCAAAAGCACCATTAGCAAAGTCACCAGCAGAGTTGGCTTTTAGGAAAGCTGCATTACCCAATCCTCGAGCATATACGTCAACACCAGAATTGGAAATTGTATTGGCTAAATCGAAAGCTGCATTGGCTTGTGAGTAAGCTAATTCCGCAATATTGATAGAATTATTGGCTTCAGCTGCAATTAATGCAATATTGGCAGCTTGACTAGGACCTGTAAAAGTTGCAGTTGATTGTACGGTAGGTGGATTTCCTGGACCAACCCTTACACTAATCTGATTTACTGGATTTACTGTAATATTTGCCATTATGCATCGGTACCATAGGAATTAGTTACTCCAGTAACACCAGGAGCAACATATATTTGCCCTTCAAGTACACGGGTTATCAAATTAGTCACAGTGTCTTGAATAATCACATCGTAGACATATTTTCCGTAAGGTACATTCGCAGTAGTTGGTGCATCTAAAGATAGTGTTATCAATCCATTAAGTGGATCAGAAACTTGTGCAGTGAAGTTAAAAGCGACATTTGCTGTCGTATAAGATTTTTTCGCTCTGGAACTTATGGTGAAATTTGTTAAATCGTAACGAACACCATAATCATCCGTTAATGTTAACTGTGCGTTAAATGAAGCCCCTTGTTCCAAATATTGGTCTGAGTATCCTGCGGCCATTTGTTGTACCTTTTATTTGATGCGTTAATCATATTTATGATTCTTATTGTTCACCAAATCATGTTATTATTGTTTTGGGTATTTAGCTTTCACCGCCAAACAGGCATCAACATATGCTTGCATTTGTTCCATATCACCCTTTACAAGTCCGTCAAGATAATCTGTTACGGGTGGATACTCACTTTGTCTCTTTTGAACATAAGATGATGCATTAAACTCAGTTAATTGTTTTTGAGATATGATTACATCAGCCTGTTCTTTGGTGATGGAAACCATGTTAGAATTGATTAAATGGTCTTGGCTACCATCGAGCTCAAAGGCCCATATTGTATTGTTTGAATCTTTAAATAATTTCATAATTTTTACCTTTTAACGAAGTTCAACGCATGATGTTAAAGTTGCTCCACTTACGTTAAATATATAAGTTGCGTTAGGTGGAACAATAGCGGTAAATTGTGCATTATTGCCAGCAACACTACCTTCACTTAAATAAGCAGCTTGAATTCCAGCCACAGTTATTCCAGCATTACCATTACTCGGTATATTGAACAAAGGTGCCACAACAATTGGTTTTCCTGTGCTATTGGTATATGTTGTTCCGGCTACACGGCTAACGGTCTGCCAAGTTTGAGAATATCCTAAAGTTGAGTTGAGTGTGGAAACGAATGAAACTGTTGAGAATGGAAACCATGATGTTGATGCCTGCCTGTATATGTACGAAACTGATTGTCCCGCACCAAGAGTGGAAACTGCATTGTTGATTGTCTGTCCTGTGTTAGGAGAAACAGTAAATGTAGTAATCTGTTGTGTTGTACTTATACCCACAGTCATTCCATCAACAGGACTTGCAGGTAAAATAACGGTTCCTTGAGCGAATGTTGCAGAAGGATTCAATATAACATTTTGGACTCCTGAAGCAACTGTGTAAGAAAATCCTGATGCTATAGCTGGTGATTCCAAATAAATGTAATTTTGTATTAGACCATTTGTTCCGTCAATTTTTGATGCCATGTTTAACCCTTAGGATATTTTGTTTTGATTGTATCTATAACTTCTTTCCATGCTTCAACACCACCATGATATATCAAATCTAATTGGTCGGTTATGGATGGATATTCAGCTGCACGTTTCTGTGCATAGGTTGTTTCATCTGGTATTGGATGTAGTGTTTTAGCTTCTTCATCGGTAATCTGAACACAACCTTCAGGTAAATGAAATTCATGTTCAGTCGAGTCTAACCAGTGTAATTGATTTTCAGTGTCTTTGTAATATGGCATTTTTAATCCTTAACGCAATTCAAACCAAACATTTGTATTGCGGTTGCTTGTAATAACATATGATGCTCCCGGTGGTACAATCCCTGTTATTGTTGCATTTGATGCACCATTCGTGGTATCACCAACTGATTGTGAAATTAATAAACCGGAAATTGTCAGTTGACAATTTGTACCAGCTCCTGCTGTTCCTGAAAAAGAAATTAGTATAGGCCTTCCAGTGGTGTTATAATAAGTAGTTCCTAATACTCGGGTGGTACCAACAGTAAAAACCTGCCAAGTCTGTCCATAACCTAACG